TTCAACTCCGAAATGTTCAAGCACCGCCCGAGCACAGTCATTAATAGTTACCTCTTCAATTTGACTCCGGTAATCTTTGTAGTAACACGGCACTTCCAGCACAGCCCGATTACATTCCTGAATAATCAACTCAGCGAATTTTTGCTCCATAGGGCTAAGTGAATCTTCACTTGAAAATTTCAATCCTGCTTGTTTTGCTAGTTCTAAAAATCGTTTGTTCATTTCACATTCCTAAATGATTTAGATAAATAAGTATAGCACAATAAAGAATTTGTGTCAACAAAAAATGTCCTTCGCGGTACTGGTAATACCCAAGGACTCTAATGCTAATCGTTTATAAAGGAGCATCAGCATGACTATTTATACAAACATTCCCTATACATATAGGATCCGTTGGTCTAAAACAAATATGAATTATTACGGTGTCCGTTACTCAAAACGGTGTCATCCGTCTGATTTATTTGTAACATATTTTACTTCAAGTAAGTATGTAACTGAATACATCAAAGATAATGGTTTACCGGACATTATAGAAATAAGACAAACATTTACAAATAAAAATAGGGTAAATGAGGCAAGGGAATGGGAACACAGAGTATTAACTAAACTTGATGCTGTATCAAGAGAAGATTACTTAAATCGCGGTAACGGAAAGGGCATTGATCCGAGAATAAGTTCGGCGGCAAGAAAAGGTGTCACGCCTGCGTGTAAAGGTAAATCTCAACCAGAACACATTAAAGCAAAAAAGAGAAAACCAAAAGAAATAGTAACCTGTCCACACTGTAATAAGACCGGTGGTATTTCGGCAATGATGCGTTTTCACTTTAATAATTGCGGGAAAGGTGTTTCAAGGAATACAATAAAGAAAATAGCAAATACAAATTCATCTAAGTCCACACGAAATATAGTGAAAAAAATCAGAGAAGTTTGTAAGGGTATACCTGATAAAAGTTTAAGACAACTGAGAAAAACTACAAAAATGGGTAGAGGATGGTATCAACTACCAGAAGATGATTTGGAAAAACTTTATCTTCAAATTATTGGTATTGTCACAAGTTTCTTCCCAAAAAAACAGAAAGTTAAATTACCCAAAATTAAGAAACCAAGAAACAATGAGCATGTATTGACTTGTCCTATGTGTAGTAGGGTAGGTAAAGGACCGGTAATGAAACGGCATCATTTTAATAACTGCCGCTTCACTGGGTTACTTATCCGTTCTGAAATACTTGAATCTCGGGAACCTTAAACTATAACTACCATCCTGGTTTTGAGTTGTAGCATCCGCCATCACTACCGCGGTTTGTCCAATAACTAGACTCTTATCATCCCAGTAAGATTGGCGTTCCTCATCTGTATACCCAGACCCGACATTGACTGTGATGTATTTGCCATCATCAACTCCCTCGCATACAAGAGCACCCATACGACCTGCGTTTTTGCCAGTCCCCTCTTCAACACCAATTACTGTCAGGTCGTAATCATAAACAGGTTTGATTTTTAGCCAATGGGTATTCCTAGCACATTCATATGGGGCGTCTACGGCTTTCACCATAATGCCTTCAAAGCCTTGATTAACCATGTCCTTAGCATACCGATCAAGTTGGTCGCGACCTGCTGCTGTATCAAGGTCAACCATGATATGAGGCAACAATTCTACATTAGGCATATCATCAATGACATGCCTTAGATTTTCTAGTATCTTAATACGCTTTTCTAGTTGAGCATTCCAATAACCTCGTCTAAAGTCAACAAGAGGAATGATATCAAAGATGTTGAATACACTATCAGTAGCCTGAACATTTTCTTTACGCCGTGCCTGTCGCATAAGTTCTTGGAATGTATTACCAATCACTTCGCCATCAAGCACAAAACCATCAATCAATGCGTTCATATGACCGCGCACAAGTTTGGTAAAGTTTTCTTTAACTTGTTCTTCAATATGTGTAAAGTTGTCAAACACTTTACCATTACGACTATAGCAGATTGTGGTTACATTTTCACTTGCGCCAGGAATCACAAACATCAATACACGCACACCGTCAAGTTTAGGCTCAAGGCGTTTAGTGCCCTTCATTTCGGGGCGATTCTCACTATTGGTAGCAAGTTGACAACCGAATACAGGAATCTCGTATTCAGTACCTTTACAAATTTTGTTGATAGTCTTGTCGCTAATGCCTGCCCGCATATCACGGCGAATCACAGGAGCACAAAAGTTATTCCATTCAACACTATCAAAACGACATGACATTTCTTCAATAGCATCACGGGCAGCATTACCCGTTAGTCTACGCTCACTTAGACTTTGTAGCAAGTCATTAAAATCATGCCAAGGATTTTCAGCATCAACAATACCCACTGTATCGGGCACTTGACGCACATTAAAAGTTACAAATGGATTATAGCAGGCTTTAAGCAAACCCAAAAAGATTTGAGCATTGATACTACCAAGGACACTTGCCTCTAATGCTTGTTTAATTACATCTTCCTTGTGTAGGCGACTGTCACTCTCTTGCAGTTTAGTAATCCAACTTGCAGACATTTATTCCTCTTTCTTAAAAGAACCCCAAGGCCAGGCACTAGTGGGGTCAGGTTTTGGACGACTTTCGAGCTTGATATTTTCCTCGATAACAGTATTATACTTGTCATCGTCAATAATGTCAACCTGGAAAGGACCAAGAATTTCTACATAATTATCTTCAACATCCCAGTCGCTGTAATCATACAACCATGCTGCCCCTGAACGACCGTCCGGATCTTCTGGATCACCGTCTTCCCATAGATTTTGAATGGCAGTTTTTTCTGATTCTGTCCATTCTTCGTCAAATTCAAAATCAATACTAATTGTATCATCAAGTTCACAACCCCAACCAAGTTCAGGTCGGATATACAATATTGTATCTTCGGCATAAACGGGATCATCTAGTTCACGGAAACCCTGACCCCAACGATAAAGTTCCCTAACATTAAACCAACGAATTTTATCGCCGACTTCTTTGTAGCATTCATATACCATGTAGATAGATTTTTTATCTACGGGTTTGATACGATAAAGTTTATTCATTTTACAACTTTTCAGCAGTAGCAACTTGACACCAGCCAACAAAGGCAATTAGCCATATAATGGCTTGTTGTGTATCCCATGTTAGGGCCATCATAATTGCAGAAAAAACTGCAATACTATAGGCTAGTGCTGTCATAATATAGCTATACATAATTATCTCCCCTTTAAAAAATTTACCAACTAGAGTTATAAAATACTCTACGTTTAAGAAACAATTCTGCCTTAGCATCAACACAGAATTGTAGGTCCTTTTCATAGTAAAAATCATCACTTGCATTACCGAAAAAGAACCCTGTTGTGTCAAGTTTAGCAACCTTACCTGACTTAATATCTTTCTCAAGTTTATCAACATCTTCCCAGGTTAGTTCAAGTTCGATGCCGTTGAATGAACCGGGAATTTTATTTGCAATAAACTGGTCAGTTGCGTGAACTGGAATATCTAGTTTTCTAAGCCAAAGGTTCTCCATCCAACCTTGCAGGTTAGGATGCTTGCGCCAGTAGGCTAGATCCTGACGGGTAGGGTCATCATAATCAGTATCAGGTTTACTAGCGATATATGCGTATTGGTCAAGTCCCATTATTTAACCTTAAGAATAAAGTTCAGTAGTAAAACGGCTAAGACTATCTTTCATTTGTTCTTTCTCAAATCCTGTTGCGTTCCACCATTCTTCCACTTCACCCCAATCAACGTTGTTATTCCTTGACTTAGCCATAATAAGTGCAAGTTTTACATCATAAATGTTATCACTGTCGGCAAACTTTTCTAGTGCCGCTTTAAAACGATTATCGTAATCGTCATTAGAAAACAATTTTTTAAAAAAGTTAAACATATTAAATTACCTTTACACGATTGAGTTGGGTCATGTTCTCACCATGACGCTTAACAGTACCTTGAGCAATAATCAACTTGCCAATATCGATAGGTGCCTTGTGAGCAAAAAACACAGCCTGGTCATCAGTAGTCACACCACTAACAAAATACGTCATCCATTGCTGGCTGAAAGTGCAACGAACAACCTGAATGTTAACCTTAACCTTGTCCCCGACACGACCAATGAGTCCGCCCCGAGCATTTTCAAGTTTACGATTAATGTTATCACGCTGAATGGCCCGCTCATAGCAACTTGGGAGACTTGCGATAACCGCAATGTCGTAGGCATTCTCAATAACATCACGATTGGCAATCACCATTGCGGTGTTGTCAAAGTCGTTCAACTTCTTACCTTGCAGGATCTTGAAGGTAAGACCTTGGTAATACTTGCGAACAAGTTTGCCTTGTTCACGGTCAGCCTGTGTGATCTGGGTAGTGTCAGCAAGAAAGCGGTCAATGATTTGCCGATTGGTCTCGCCGGTCTTACCTTCCTCAATATACTTAAGATACGAACCGTTGATACGTTGTGCCGCGGATGCTGCACTCCACACATCGTCGGCTTGAAGGCTAATTACAGGACGTACATAGCGAGCCATTGATATCTCCGTTGTTTCAGACTATACGTATATTATATAGCAGTTTGGAATTATTGTCAAGCCTTGTAGGATTCATAACTACGAATCGGGCTGTATTTATGTGGACTGTTTTTCTCAATGTAACTTACTGTTACACCTTTTATTGCTAGTGCTGTAGTCAATGTGGGCAGGTCACAATCTTCCTCGAGGTAAACTGTTTGACCTTTTTGATAACTGTAATATGTAATCTTGTCGGCAATACCAAGTTCAAGAATCAGTTTTCGCTTAACTGCGCCCCAACCATGACCCGGATCGCTGTAGAATTTGATTTTCACAGTAGACATAGATTCCTTTCAGAGTATGTCCATATTGTATGCTATTTTGGATTTATTGTCAACCGAAAAAAATTGGCTCCTAAGAGCCAATTTGTTACTTTTTGTTTGCTTGATTTACAAACGAATACATTTTTTCCGCTGTTTCAAGAATCTTATCGAGACCCGGAAACTCAGGCATGTTTACCTTGCTTACTATTTGACCAGTTTTAGAATCACGTTCAGCAGTCATTTCCCAACCATTGAACTTAACATGAAAATCTTGCATCGCTAAATCTTTAGCCATTGCTAAGATATCAGTGCGGATCTCGTAACCGTTTTTGTTAAATTTTACTTCGGGTACGCCTGGTAATTTATTATCACTCATTTTACTTCCTTTGTGTGTAAAGTTGTATTGTACAAATATTTATATAGTTGTCAATATTATTGGTTAATATTTAAAACGACTAGCGCGATATTTTCTGCTTTCAATCAATGCTTCAATAAAAGCCATATACCATTTTTTAATAAATTTCATAATACGCTCCTGGAATTTTTTTCTTGAAACTCGCGCTCATACTTTTCTATGTCAGCAATATTAGTAGGATTTTTACTATTAATGTATTCCTCTAATTTGCTTCCATAGGTAGTTGATTTACTTGTAATAGCCAAAAAGGCAACAATTATTAATCCTACTAATATGCTAAACATGATTACTTGCCTTTTTTACTTGTGTTTGGCATGAATGCTTTAGCAGTAGCAAGCATTTCATCATAGAAATTTTTACTACTAAAGATTGTACCAAGGCTTGTAGCAGTAGTGATACCTGCATCAAGTGCGGCTTTAGTATATGCTGTTTGTGCGTCTACGAAACTATTGAGTGCTGTAGCGATTCCTTCGTGCTTAACGAAAGTGTCTACAAATGCTTTTTTGCTTGTTTGAACCGTGTCAACGGCTGCGTGTGCGAATGTATTAAACATATTTTTCTCCTTGTGTGTATGTGTTTAATGTAGAATATCTACAAATGTATTTATACAATATTATAATGTAATATAATATTACATAATAGAAAAATGGAGCATTAGCCCCATTTTTCGTTAAACTTGTTTAATGCTTGTAATCTAGCAAGAAACAGTCTAGTTTTGATGTAATCTGAAAGGTCGTCATCTTTAACTTCGTTTTTATTGCGAGGTCTATTACGACTTTCAACAATTAGATCCTCATCGTCAATTAGATTGTATGGTTTTTGTTTAGCTAATCTAATTGAGAAGAATCTAAATGGATTACTTCTTAGCAGCTTCGGCTTTTTTATCACCGGCTGCGCTTTTTTCGTCCTTTTTTGCTGGAAGCTTAACTTCCTCCTTTTTAGCAGCAGGAGCTGCAGCGGGGGTAGCAGTAGTAGCTGCAGGTGCTGCGGCAGCAGGCTTAGCTTCAGCCTTCTTCTCGTCCTTCTTAGGAGCGTCAGCAGCGAAAGCGGTTGCAGCAAAAGCTGCGGCGATTAAAGTAACGATATATTTCATTTTGATTTCCTTTAAAGTTTATGAAATGCAGACAGAAAATCCTGTCTATATATATAACGCATGAGCGTGTGTTTAAGTTGACAAATACTTATCCTCCACGCCCAGAACGTCTTACGACACTAGAACCACCGAAACCCTTACTAGGTTTGGGTACTTTAGCTTCGTTCTTTTTACCAGCAACAAATGCTGAGTTTTTCTTTTTAGCTTCGTTAGCCATATTGATAAATGGGTTTTTACTTTTCTTTTCTTCGGTCATTTTTTACGCTCTCCAAATAATCTATAATTCCACCATATAGATGCACAAGCATAGCAATTTTACTATCGTATAATCTAATAAATGGTTCTTTTTTTCCTAGTTCAGTTGAACTATCTACTCCAATAAAATAAGGACAATCTAATTTTTTACCACAGTCAGAAATAAATTTATTCCAACTCAAATGTTTTACATTTAATGGCATATTAAAAAATTCTATTTGTGCTTCTTGGAATTTTTTATCACCCTCAACAGTTAATCTTAGACCCTCGCCCTTTCTAGTCATCCACCAACTATTAATAATCTCATCTAAATTATGATTAATATAGGTAAATTGGGCCATTATGGCTTCTGTGATTCTTTCTTTTCTATTTTTATATTTAGGCATCTGGGTACACGACTGTACCATTGTTCATAAACACAACTGAAAATTTATCTGTTTTAAATTGTGTGTTTAATTTACGACAAAGGTTTCGTGCGTGTCCTGGATTGCTAAAACTAGTTTTTTTGTACTTTGGAGTTGCTTCACTATCTAAATAGTGTTGACTTTTTAGGTTAATAGGTTGTCCATCATAGAACACAGCCCATATACCAGCAGCCTCTACAATTTGGTCACATTTATATGTATTCTTATCAACTAATTCAAGTAAGACTTTTGGTTGTGTTCTGGACATTAATTACCACTTTCCCCCCGACAATTCAACCTGAATAACAGGTTCTGTTTTTTTGTCTTGTTTTAATAAATCATAATTTTCAATAATTAGTTTATTTATATCGTCGCGCAGACCTCGTGCATCATCTAACGATATTATTAAATCTCTAGTATTTCTACCTTCTATCGCAGATATTTTGTCTAAAAACTTTTTAATGAAAATCATTGTATATTTATCACATTTTCTGCCTCAACTGAGGTTTTAAATGGTCCTGCATACTTATAACGCTGGATGAAAATATATTTAGGACAAAAGGTAACAACTTTTTCAGTTCCCTGTTCAATTATATAATATCCGGCTGCGTAATAACATTTGCTCTTTTTTGTTTTTGTGAACAAATGAATTTTTCGCTTCAAATCATATACTGAGTTATAGATTTTATTGGGTGTAGGATATTCATTAAACGGAATATCTTTCTTTACAGATTTTTTAACTCGCTCAAATTCAATATTAGTTTGGCGTTTAATTAAATCAGTATTTTTATAATGCGTTTTGTTACCATTAATTTTAACTTCATAACCGCTACCATCAGCAATTACATTACCGACTTTTTCTTTGCCATTGGTAACAATCCAAAATTGATCTTTAATAACAGGTTTAGCAATTAAATTTTTTGTCATTTTTGTTCTTCCTTAGTTAATTCACATACAAGTAAGAAATGCTCGTAGGCTTTCTTAACAGCAGGATTAGTCATAAGTTTTTCTGCTTCACTAATCAATGCCTTTACTGCTGCCTCGGCACCATCACGCGCAGCAGGACGAATCAGTGGATAATCATCACGATTAAAACTTGCAGCCAATTCACGCCATAGTTCTCGCTGACGTTCAGTAATAGGTTGCTTCTGTGGCTTTAGTTCTTGTGCCTTAGTAATTGCCTCACATATAGCATCTTCAGCAACACGACCTGCTGCAATCAATGGAGCATATTCAATGTCAACTTGATAACGGGTGCTTTGCCCACCTGGATACACACATACCAAGTGAGCACCTTTGGGTAATGCATCCATAAGTGTTTGGTCATACTCATACACGGGCTTGTAACGACGACCAACCTTACGGTAGAATGTTTCTTTCATTTTGTTAATCCATTCCAAACCATGTCTTTAGCAAGTTGTTCTAACTCTTGTTTTTCTTTTTGTAGCATATAAGGGGCCATCATTGTCATATATTCAATTAATGCTTCCTTACCAGGCTCAGAAAATTTAGAATACTCTTTTCCTATCGCACTGTTGTAATAATATTTGTTATCCTTGATAATTTCTAACAAGCCCGCATAGATTTGTCGTTTATGTAGATTGTTCATGTACTTTACCTGTATACGGACTATTAAGCCATTTACTATACGTTTCAGCCTGCTCACTAATTTTATTAAGTTCATATTTTCCACAGAATTTCATAAAATGAACGCCAACTTGAGGTGTAGTATTGACACGTACGCCAGTGCGAATAGCATTGTCAACGTTCATTTTAACATCATCGGGTTGTGCAGTCAAGTCAATAAGTGTTCGGTTACGCTCGTAACAATCACGCACACGATGTTCAACACCTTCATGATCTACCCAGCGTTGCAACATTAGATTGTTCCAAACAAAACCCTGACGATTACGGTCCGCATATGCCTCGACAAGTCCGACTTTATTTTTGCTACCTTTCTCACGAACGCCTGGAAACGCACTAAACACGTTGTCAGTAGCATCGCCACGCATACATTTTTTGAAAAGTAGATATTGCGGATCTTCCAAAAGTTTTTGTTCATTTGTTTTCTTATCAATTACTGGTTTGCCATTATCTTTGAAGTATCCATTGATTGTGATGAGTTCATTAGAAATTCCGTTGTATTGGAACACGTTTTCATTAATAAGCTGAACGTAATCACTATCAGAAGAAATGATGTAATGTTTGTCATTTGGGTGTAGATGAATAAAACGGGCAATCAAATCATCTGCCTCTGCGTTAGGTTCACGCAGTACAGATACATTGGTCTTTTCACGCAAGAATTGGGTAAACATTTCGTATGTTCCCCAAAACATTTTATTTTCTTCAATCTCTGCGTCGGTCATCGCACTTTCATCAAGTTTGCGATTAGCCTTGTATGGTTTATAGAAGGACTTCCTCCACGATTTCCCCTCCAATAAGAATACCACGTGGTCAATTTTATGGTTACGAACCACTTGATTAATGGATGCTAGTGTAAGATGTAGTGCCATACCGATTTTTTCACTAAGCTCGGTATTGCGACTTGCAACGTGTCGGGCACGAAAGAAGGTATTGGCAGTGTCTATGAGTGCGTAATTCATGTATGGGATAGTATATAGTTAGACATAATACACTAAGTATACTACTATTTTGAATTAATGTCAACCTTTGGTCTACATACACCTTCAAAAGAAGTTAAATATTTGGTTAACTTTCCGGTAGGAGATCCCCTAGGACTTAACCCAAATTTAAGTGCGTCACTTCCCATAGTAAATCTTTGGTATGCCTCGTAAGGTATATATAGAAAAAACAATCTATGATAATGCTCACCGGGTAAGCAAAGGCATACTCTTAGGTCACCCACTTTATTACGGATATTACCAACTGAGGCCTCAAAAACCCCATCTGTCCTCCTGTAATATGTGGCAAATTTGGCATCGGTATTATCGGAAAAATCTCTTCCAAAAGCATTTCTGCCAAGTAGTTTGGTATGGTCACTCATTTTTTTTGACAAACATTTCTCCCAAAAATGACCTTTATTGTTGTCAGTAGTTTTGGCAATTTCTGACATGATGTAACTTCTTACCTCATAAATTTTATCGCCATGAAGATAATCAACCAATTCATGTAGAAATTTCATAGAACCTCCAAAAACTTATCAGGATCATCCTTTATATTTTTAAAGGTATTTGCAGGACTAAATGGTAAATATTCTTGTTTTACTCTGTAGATATCTGGGTAAGAATTTTTACACCTTGCTTCTGTAAAGTTAATAATTTGCTTACCATCTATTTTGTGTACAGGATCGAACCATTCTAATTTATCTGTAAACAAAACTAAAAGTTTATCATTCCATTCATTTTTAATATGGTTTTCCAATGCTCTAATTTGAGACAATTTACCATAATAAAGATTATCAAATACCTGATCTTTATTAGCACCAGGATTGATATAACGCTTTTGCAAATAATTTTTAATGTTTTTGCTAGAGGTGATTCCAAAACCCCAAACTCCGTTGTGACGGAGTTGGAGTATATAAAACCACCCGCATTTTTCGGGTAGTTTTATTTTAGGCATTATTCACAGCCTCATGTACATCAATAGGATCTAGAAAGTCATAAAGATCATGACCAGCATAGATAAAATCATTCTCGTCATTAGTAAGAGGATGAGTTCCCCCTAGACGCTTATAAATTTTCAATACAATTGACAATGCACAATTGGTTGAATTTAGTTTATGATTTTTGATATTTGGATATGCGGTCTCGTGCCATGGTACGTGTGCATTTTCAGTTGCTTTACGCAATGTAGCCAAATCAGTAAAACACTTTTTAATGATAGCATGAAAGTTATCCAAAAACTCGTCCCAATCAGGACCTGTTGTAGGAATATTTTTTGCTCTCATGTTATCAAACAAATGTCCGTACAAACCAAAAGCAGCACTATCAATCTTAGTTCCATGCCAGTATTTCTTATGAGTAGCAAGAATAAAATCTAGTGTCTTAAGACTCCAATTGTAAACTGCGTCAATACGATCCAATGTGCCTGCCTTACCTTTTTGAGGATCACTTGCAGGAACAGGGATAGCCTCATGTTTTTCACAAATAGACTGACGTTTTTCGGCATCAACATAGTCTTTATCTTTAGAACCATGTTGGCGAACTCCTGCAACTTTGATTCTATGGAAATCAAATGCAGTCCACTTTTTCTGACCTTTACCGTTTCTGTGATAAGCGGCTTCGTTTGCAAATGCAATATCACTATTGTTAACTACAAAGAAGGGATACTCAAAATCTTCCCATTTCTTAGGATCAACACCCTCCCACAAACCATGCTTTGCAAATAATGCAACTACGTGCATGCCATGTTGTGTATCAAAAAGAGGATTAGTTTTGTTATCAGCACTAACAGTGGAAAAGGCTGGACTAAGTAATTCTTCCTGACAATTTTCCATAATGTCAGCAACGTGCTTGACAATTACCAGTCGTTGAGTTTCTTCCGAAAAAGTGACACGACCAATTTTAAGTTTTTTTGCGACACCAATTTTCTTTGGGTCAAATTTTTTCTTTTTCTTTTTCAATGCTTCAATTGCATTGACAATGATAGGGTTTTTTTCAAGATCCGCAAGACTCTGTGCAAGAGTTTTGGGTTTAGAAGTCTTTAGGCGTTTGCTGTCAAGACGATTCTTGATTTTAGAGATATCAATAGCCTCTCCTTTGGGCACATCGGTCCAAGGAAAGGAACTTTGGGTAGGCGATAATTTTGCCATTTTAGTTTCCTTTGTAAAAATAAAAAAGTTGTATTATGAACCATTCACAATACAACCTCTATTATAGATAAAACAGATTAATTAGCAAGAATTAACTGACTTCAGTTCGCCCATTTCCTATGTCACGTTTACTTACAATTCGCAAATCACGATTGATTGGATCTGCTTGTTGTTGTTCATACAGTTCAAGTGCAATGTTTCTACAAACTGTTTGAAACCAACGGTCTACAATGTCATTATCAGTGTCATCAGGTCTTATTTTATAACCTGCACGAATCAGATTCATTACAAACTTATCATTAAAATCTAATTCAAATGCGCCGTTATTGATGTTATTTGGGTCTATTTCAACTTTAGTAATGTTGATATACGGCTCTCCTGCCATTGTTGCCTTTTCTTTGTCAGAAAGTTCAACTTTTTTTTCTTTAGGTTTCTTAGGTTTTTCTTCTACCTTAGGAGGTTCTGGTTTCTTCTTAAAAAACTTATCAAATAGTCCCATTAACATAATCCTCGTATAGTTTAAAGCTGGCTAGATTTTTAGCCTTGCTTTCGCACATAATATCGAATTTATCATAGAATGTCAATGCCCATTTATTTGTTGCACTGTTCCAATAATAGTCGCTATGTGCCCGTAGTTTTTGTTTGTTATGTCCACTTTCAATCAAAGTGTTACGACAAGGTAGAGTATTGGTATCATGATTAACCAAAATATCTTCCCTACTGACACTATAATGCATAGCAGGGCGAATACCGCGCCAACTATCAATAACCCTACTAACGCGCTCGTCATGGACATCCAAGTACTCACCTTCACGGACCCAGTGATGATGAACATCCAATACAATTGGAACCAAATCAGATAGAGTAAGGCAATCATCCAATCCATAACTAATTTCTTCGTTCTCGATAGTCAATGAATTCCTTGCCTCTACACTAAGACGTTTATATGCCTTCCTAATGCCGTCTGGCCCAAGTCGTCCACTAATATGTACATTAATCTTAATGTCCTGGAACGACTTGCCGTATCCCATCCAGCGTGCCATATCGACATGATATTCAAACTCCTCGATACTCTTATTTACTACTTCTTCACGATCACTAGCCAATACAACGAATTGGTCTGGATGAAAACTCAAGCGCACATTATTAGCACGTGCAGTTTCACCTATAGGTGCCATCCAACGCTCTAGACTATCTTGCACATCCTTACTTTTCCAAAAGTATTTGTATTCATCCATAGTATAGAATGAAAACATATCACTAGTAAGACGAACCATACGCAATGGTTCGGGCAATTCAGCTACCTTTTTAACTAGATTATGTGTATTGACAATGTTACTTTTTGCTACATCAATAATCTTTTCTTCAACTAGTTTTGGATTATTGCGTTTAGCCCAAGCATAGGTTGTGCCGCCTGTGTTAAGACCCTCAGTGCTAGAAATTTCACCCTTTTTATTGATATGGGCCCATTTGCAAGCAAAACCAATGCGTTTAGTGTCGTTGTTGAATGAATGCATAATATACAAAAGTAGATAAATATAGTATGTAGTCTAACATATTTTGCAAAATATTGTCAATTATACGGAAAAATTATGAATTTTAAAGAGTTAATGGAAGGCACTGAGCCCTGGTTACCCGGAGCCCCAAAGGGCATACAGGTTATGACACCTCAACAATTTATCGCTAAAAGTGAAATGGGTGAGGAACCAGGATCAGATGAAGAGGTAGATGAAGCTAAATTTAGTTATGATGACATTTATAGTCAGCAACCTGATCTAAGAAAAGATAAAAATACAGGAAAATATCATTTTGTACGTTTCAAGGACAATCCTTCTTTAATACTCCATAAAGATGGAAAATTTAAGCCACTTTCTAGAGATGGTAAAGAATATATAGAAAGATTTGTTGGTTTAAAACTAAAAGATATAAGTGAAGCAACCAAACTACCTGCTGATACACGTGAGTTAAAAGGTAAGGAACTAGATGATTATCTAGACCGTATTCGTAATCAAGAAAAGAAAAAAACAGACAAATACAATTTACCGTACATACATCGTAGTAGTGTAATAAAATACTATAACGAAGCCGGTAAAAGATATGATACTGATGCTATCAAAGAGGCATTAAAAGAAAGACCAAAATCACTTCTTAAAAAGAATGAGAAGATGAAACATAGTGATGGTACAGATGAACAATTCTTTAATGTTGGATTCGCTGCACTTGTTGGTATAGCGTTAGATGAGAATACAAATGAATTGATTGTTGTAAATACATGTCCAGGTGCAGGCAGTTGTAAAGTAGATTGTTTTGCTATGAAGGGCGGTAAGGTACAGTTCCAAGGACCATGGTTAAGTGATGGACGCATTCTTACATACCTATTAAATGATCCAGACGGTTTCTTTAAACAATTAAATTCAGAAATAAGCAAAGAAGTAGCAAAAGGTAAAAAGGGCGACTATAAAGTAAGTATACGTTGGCATGATGCCGGTGACTTCTTTAGCCCTGAATATGTAGATATGGCATTCGCATTAGCAAAGAGTTTACCAGATGTAGACTTCTATGCCTATACAAAGGTAGCAGACGTTGCATTAGGTGATAAGCCAGATAACTTTATGATTAATTGGAGTGAGGGGGCACACACTTCACAAAAAAAGAAAGTTAAAGCAGCAGACCCTGGGCTAGAAAAAACAAAGAACAGTCGTATTGTTCCTAGCAATCTATTTTATGATTTATTAGTTAAGGATGAAAAGAAAAATCTAGTTAAGGGTCCGCAAGGTCAATGGCAAGTGATACCTGACAAGTTACCTGAACTAAAACAAAGATTAGCTAAAGAGTATGACTTAAGCCCTAGTAGTATATTGAGTTATGATGAATGGGCTAATCGTACTAGAGACGGTGAAAAAGAAACACCGTTAAAATACAATGTTATAATCACACCTGGCGAACCTGACTTAACTGCTAAAAGTGCAGGTGTATTAAGTACATTATTACTTAAACACTAACCTTTAACAAGTCTTCCATAGTGTATAAAGTTTTCATATAACTTGATACATTATTTAAAACACTAACAGGTAAATCACCTTTTCTTCGTGGTCCATATTTAACATTAAAATCTACATTGTTTACAGACTTAAACAATTCAACAATTTCGCTAACAGTATGACCAACACCATGTCCTAAACATTCAACACTGTTGCTAGGTTGTTCTATTGCTATTTTTAATGCTTCACATATTTCATTCACGTGTACATAGTCTCTCACACATGTACCATCTTTACTCTCATTGTAATCATTACCAAATACAGTAAATTCTTTACTATCAACCGCTTTCATTAAATTATACATTAATCCATCAGGATTTGTAGGTTTCACAACAGTGCTACCAATTACATTGTAAAATCTAAAAATAGTATATGGCATAGAGTTATGAACAGTACAATATTCACGTATAACATCTTCGGCGGCCCGTTTGCTTATACCATATGCGCTTTCACAAAATTCTGCTGCTCCTGTACTAGCAAAAATAAAATTTTTAGATTTAATTTTATTTAATACATTCATTGTACCATTTATATTTGTAATATAATATGATATAGGTTTAATTTCACTTTCACCCACATTAACCAATGCTGCCAAATGTATACAGGCATCATACTCTATGTCTAATTTAAACATTGTATTAATGTTTATTTTATGAAAATCTTTTACAAAAACTTGCGGAGGTTTAATATCTAAACCATGAATTTCATAATCGTTTTCCAATAATTTACATAGATGCGAACCAATGTAGCCCGAACTACCTGTAATTAAAATTTTTTTCATAAGCCATCAAACAGACTCATGCCTGTTTCTTCCTCTATTGGTTTAAAATCTGGTTCTTTTGACAGATATGTATTTTTATCCGTATAGCAAATAGTTATAAATTTGTATCTGTTTGCCAACACACTTTCAAAATCTTCACGTGCCAAATGCTGCCTATCAAGGTCTTTGATATAGTCTTTATAACATACGGTTGTGTATGAGTTTATCTTTGCAACATTTGTATTGCTACGTTTAGCTACAAAATTATCTAAAAATTTAATCCAACCTTGTGCGACTTCATCATCAAGTTTTTTTACATATTCAAGTGCTGATATTAATTGATTACCACCATATATAGTCTTAATAAGGTTAGCCGCATCTTTTATATTTACCTTGTGATAATATTGACTATCAAAATTATCACTCCAGTCTTGTGTGTCTAATACAACGCAAGGCACATGTCCTAAACATTCTAAAAATGCAAAGGGATAATTCTCACGTAAACTTGGCATGAAGAAAACGCTTGAACTATTAATAAAATTTACTTTTTCTTGTCCGATTATGCCTTCTTTAATTTCATAGTCAGTAATACCGGCTTCACTAAATGCTTTCTCAAACTTCTTAGCCCCATTACTATTGGTCATTACTTTACAAGGTAGACCAGATTCCTTCATCACACGAATATATGCTTCTGGATTCTTACCTTCTTCCCATCGACCAATGAACAATACACCGTTACGAGGCCCTGTGTAGCGTTCAAGCAATCCACGCTCACTCATTGGCATACGCAGTAAAGCGCAGTTAGTTGCGCCAAACTTAGTCAGTTCATCAATATTCTTTTGAGTTTGGGTGCCAATGATTATATCAGTAAACTCCATATGTTTGTTATAGAAGTTGTGATAACTATCTAAAAACACATCACTTCCTTGACTTTCACGGAAAATCATACTATGTAAGTGTGTATAAAATACAACAGGAATATATTTGTTAACAGTTAGTGCATAAGCCGCAGTCATCGCTTCTTGCGTATTGCACATAATCATATCATAGATATTTTCTTCAAATGCTTTGACCAGTGCTTTGCGAAAGTTTATAATCTTTTCAAAGTTAATAGTATCACTAAATGCAAACGTAGCAGTATGGTCGCTATATCGCAATGGTTCTACAGGCCAAATAGTATTTGCACCTGCATTTTCAATTATTTTTTTAAATGAGTCATTATTAGGCTCTTTATCCAAGATAATATCAATTTTCCAATTCAGGCGACCACACATTTCTGTAAAACTCTTACAGAAACTACCAATGCCACCATGTGGTATAAAATGTTGATCACTAATTAAAAATGCAATACGCCTATTATATAATTTCATTTTATCCCAAATCTACCTTACCACCACACTCAGGACATAGATATGCACCTTTGTCATCTTCATCCATATTTTCAACTAAGTCCATTATATCTTCTGTAGTGTATCCACAATCTACACATTTAAATTCTGCATATTTTGTTTCTTCTGTGTTTTCTGGAGTGCTAAAAGGCCAAGGGGCACCAGGTTTTAATTCTATAGACTGGTCTGGTGTAACATCGTTGTCACCAGTAATAAATGATTCACCCTCACTATCATCATCGTTGATTCTTGTAATTTCTAAATCACAATCAATAATCATTTCGCATTCATCTTGAGTCCAACCTTGTTCTTCAAGGTCAAGCCAACTATTACCTTCATCAAAGAATTCTTCTAGCCATTCACGTGTTTCATCGTCACAATCATCGTAGTCAACTTCTTCCCAACATCCATCCCATGTCTCAATAAGTTCAGATTCATAACCGCAATTGTAAATATCAACACCAGATTCAATATTTGGAGGATTATCATCATCAGTATAAACATAAAATGATCCACTACGCCAGCCTGTTTCAACCATGACAGTGTTACCATCTTTAGTAAGATAGTTACGCTCAATGACTGACTTCTTCCAAGTAGGTTCCACTTTCCATGTTGCCATCACACTTCTCCTTTAAGTTTAGCAATTAAATATTCGTTTTTATCATACCATATATATTCAAAAACAGGATCACCTGGGCCTGTATACATATTTGTTTTCTTGTATGCATGTCTCAACCATATGTATTTACCTGAAATAGCGCATATTTTAGGAAATATTACAAATTTAATTTCAGTACCAATATGCATACGCCTTACACCAACTGTGCCGTAGCTAGTTCCTATCATGTGCCCCAAGCGTTTTTGAACAATGGTACCTGAAGTCTATCACTATAGCGCCAGCCACGTTTCATTGCTTCAATTGCAACATTACGTGCGTTTAGATTATACACACTTTCTACCCCGCCACAAGGCATTAGGTAAATGTGACCTGTAAATCCTTTTTTCTTATATTCATTAACTGCTTGTTCGGCTTCTATAACATCTTCTTTACTCGCAACTACGAACTTAAGATAAACAAGTCCATAGTATTTGTAATCACCTACAATGTCGGGACAAATAGCATCTTCCCACTTCTCGCCGCTAATACTAAGTTTTGGGCTGACACTAAATGTTACAGAATCTTTCGCTCTATTTCGTGTCCATTCATGCAAGTATTTACCAAACTCATCAGTAATACTTTGAGTACCATTTGTTTCAAATGTCAACTCTTGTAAGCCTCTCATTTTTTCATGCGAAAGTAATTCTGGATACGCTCTTTGCCATCCAAGCAATGGTTCGCCACCTGTGATAACAAGGTGTTCATCATACCAACGCCCTCTAGGCAATACATTAACAATGCTGTCAACAATAGTATCGGTATTAAGAACAGGACTAAGATGTTTAAAATTAGGGTCCCAACTAGCGTAGCTATCGCAACCTGTGGTGACAAGTGGTAAGGATTTATAATCTTTATAATTTTCTTTATCAATTGCAATTGCAATCCTCTCTAAACTCTTTTCTCCTTTAGGCATACCAAAGCCATTACATTCAAAGTTACAACCAAATGTTCTTAGGAAAACACTTGGCACGCCCATGTAACGACCTTCTCCTTGTATGCTGTAAAACAATTCGCTAATTTTGATATGATTCAATTGAATAAGTCCTCATTCCATTCACGATGACCTTCACGAAAAGCCATGTTACTTTGTGTTTCACGCACCTCAACACGATAGCACCAAAGTCTCTCGCTCTCACCTTTGCCCAATAAGTCAGGGATATATACTCCATTTACATACTTGTAAAGCATATCACTAAGACCTTCACAGCCTAATCGTGGTAATACTGTTAGTTTAGCAAGTTTTTTACTTTCTAGCAACTTGAATGTTTCCAATTCTGGGTCATCTTGTGCGACAAGTAGTGTATGGTCAAATTGATCCTCAAGAATTTTTTTCAATTCTTTTAATCCACCATAATCCATAGCCCAGTTACGAACGTCTAAATCGTTTGTACCGAAATAGAATTTCATACTAAAACTATATCCGTGTATTAGATTACAATGGCTGTCAGCACGCCATTGCCGATACGCACATGGAAATGCATCGTGATATTCTTTAGTACTTACATATTTGTAAGTTATTGGTTGTAAGTTTGCCATCTCTAGTCTCCTTAATTAAGTAGCAAGTTTGATGGCATGCAGAGTATTTTAAGTGGGATGAATGCCTGTAGTCCACTATACTTATTTACCAAAACCCATTTGTTTTCGTATTTTAGTAGCACTTATACTAGTAATACTTTCATCAAATGACTCTTGTTCAATTTTATATCCTACATCACGACCATATGTTATATTAACAATATTTGGTACAATAACAATCTCATATTGTCCTTGATATAATGGATCTAAATCACGTTTAATATAACTTTTAACTTGTTCAATTGCAAATGGATTGGAACCCTGCCAACCCTGACAATCACGTATCATAATACACACTTGACCAGTTTTAGCAATAGCACGTTCAAATAAAGCACGATGACCTTTGTGCCATGGTTGCCAACGTCCTAGCATTTGTACAGTTTCTTTTTGCCAATCAAATGTTGGTCTACGACGATTATCAATAATATGTTCAGCGACAAATTCACTCCATTTTTCCGCGTTCTGTTCTGTAATTCTAAAATCATAAACTTCTGGAGGGACAAACATTTTGTTTGTATCTTCGTATCGACCTTTATCTATTGTATCTATCCAAATAGTCCAGTCTGCTTTAAAGTTATTACGCATTTCTACTAAAGGAGCAACAAAATCAACAATACAATAATCTGTATTAGATGTATCTGCTAATTCACGCATACGCTGACTTTGGCGTATTCGACCTTCTACACTAAAGTCCCAATCGTTGTAATGTCTGCGAACTTCGTCAGCATTGAGCCAACCTACAGTTTTACTAGCATCAGATAAAACTTTTTTAAGTTTTTCAGCGAAATAAGTTTTGCCAGCACCTGGCAAACCCATAATTAAAATACGTTCTACTTTTACCATTTTTGTGTTGCAATATTTTTTGCATTCTCCGATTCAAAAACACGCTTACGTAAACTACTAGAACTAAAACTATGGTCGCGACGATTGAACACGTTTTCAATGCCTCGTGCTGCACCTTCATTGCGTCCAGTAAAATTAGTATCTTCGTATTCTACACCAAGTATACGTACATCTAATGGTAATGTTAAGATAATGTCAACCAAATCACGCTCAGTTTCGTAGACAACTATTTCATCAACAAAACGACAAGCACTTAGTTGAATTTGTCTTTCAACAATACTTTGTACTGGTCTGTTTTTTGTATCAGGTCTGTCAATGGTAGGATCAGTTTGCAGTAGTGCAATTAAATAATCACAATGATTTTTTGCTTCTGCTAACATAGCGATATGACCTGCATGTAACAAGTCAAATGTACTAGCAGTAAATCCTATTCTAAGACCTTTGTCTTTTAATTCTTTAATTTTATTAAATATCATAATTTTCCTTTACAATCACATTCTTTGCGCCCTTGTTGACAATTGCCATTGCAACCTTGAGGTAATCTATAAATTACTAATAGGAAGATAAAAACTATAATTAGTGTAATAAGTAAACTCATTTACCCATCCTTGCAATTGATAAGAATTCG